CCCCAACGGTGAGCTCCTGCTGTTTGTTCCTGCAATCCGCATGAACAAGGCAAAGCGCAACGAACTGGCCAAGGCACTTGACGTAGAGTCACGCGCCAACGCCAACGACGGCACTGACCTCTACGACCTCTACCGTGACGCGTTCCGCATTAGCGAGAAGGCCGTAGGCAACTACGACAAGCTGGCCGCTGTCATCGGGGATGACCCGGCACTGTGGCAGGACTTGTTCATCGAGTTCCAGGAGATTACTCAGTCGGGGGAAGCCTAACCCTCGCGCGGTTGCTTGATGAATACGGGGAGGAAATCTACGTAGACCTGCTGGAATACCACCAGTTGAACATCGTGGATTTCGTGAGGGGAGACGTGGCGCTGACGCCGCGCCTCATCCTTACCCTACTCAGGCACCTACCCGAGGGAGCCCGGTACACCGCCGCTATTGCGTCCGCCCCCGAGGCGGCGGCTGTCACCGCTAAGCGCGACACCCCCGAACAGCCAGACCCGGCCCTTGAGCTCCGCACATGGACCCAGGACCGCATGTTGATGGCTCAACTCATCAACTCGGTAAACGCGCTGGTCAGGCACACCATCCAGTGGGAGCAAGGTAAGGCTCCCAAAATCCCTCTCGTTGGCCCATCTACGTGGCGCGGGGAGGGCAAGACCAAGCCGCTCACGGTTATGGACGTACTCAGTAAATTAACGAGATAGCGGGGACACATGGCCAAGCTTCGGCTAGTTGGTGCCGTAGGCATCAAGGTTCGCCCAGACGCTTCGGACTTCCGAAAGGAAGTCGAGGAGCAATTACGCAAGATTCCCAGTGACGCCAAGATCAAAATTGACGTTCACGCCGACACGGACCCCCTCAAGAAGGCTCTGGATAAGGCGGAAAAGGAAGAAGCGAAACGAACGCTCAACCTCAAGGTTGGCGTCGAGTACGACACCCTACAGGCCGCACGTCGGCAGGTAGAGGCCGCACTCAAAAACCTCAAGACAGAGACAATCCCGGTCAAGCTGAAAGAGGGCGATCTAAACAACGCCCTGGCGAAACTGAAACGTCTCCAGCGTGGCGCTCAGGTGACCATGCAGTTCAACGAGGACAAGGCCGGCTATCAGTCGGCACTCGCCAAGATACGCCAGATACAGCGTGAAAAGGCAGAGGTCCCCATCACGTTCAAGACGGACAATAAGACGCTTGAGCGGGAGGCCCGCAAGTACGAGAAACTCCTTGCAGACCTTGTTGGCCCCGAGGCCAAGAAAACGATCACCATTACCCACCGCAACGACCGTGACTCGCTCACGACGGCGGTAGCTCAGATTGACGAGGCTCTGGCCAAACTCAAAGAGGTAACGATCACCCCCGAGCTTGACGAGCCAGCGCTCCTCAAGGCCCGTGACAAACTCGCCACTCAACTGGCCAAGAAACCCTTGGTCATGAAGATCAACGAGGACAAGAAGGGTTACGAGAAGGTACTGGCTCGGATCACCGAGCTCCAGGCCCAAGCGGCCGAGGTCGAGTTCAAATTCAAGACCGACCCTGCGTCACTCACCCGCGCCGCCGCCACAGTGCGAGCCAAGATCGCGGCACTCACCCCCAAACCCAAAATCACTTTCAGTTACGACACCGACACCTTTGGACTCCAGAAGTCCATTGCTGAGGTGGACGCCAAGCTGGCCGAGCTCAAGAAGATTCCACTCACCGTGGACCTTGACGAGAAGGGCCTATTGGAGGCTAAGGCCTCCCTTGAGGAGAAGCTGAAAAACAGCGGGTTCCAACTCAAGATCGACTCCAACAACCTTGAACAGTTGCAGGCCGAGCGTAAACGTATCGAGGAGCTCCTGTCTGGCAAGCGCCAGGACTTGGTTATCGACGTGCGGAACGACGAAACGTCGCTGGAGGAAACCAAGCGAAAGCTTGATGACCTGATCAAGGAGCGTAAGGCTCCGATCAGGGCCGAACCCATCACGTGGGAGGCCGCGTTGCAGTTGGCCTACACAAGCCGTGCACGTGACGTTCCGTTCTACGTGCGGATCAACCAGCGTAGCTTGGCAATCGCTGAGGGTGTTCTCCAGTCACTCGCAGGCATCAACACCCTGCGTGAGTCGGGCAAGATGCTTGAGCAAATGATCACCAAGTTCGACACGTTCTCACTCAAGGTTGCCAGCCTCTCCACCCTGATTGGTTCCGTAACAGACTCCCTTGTTTACATGGGTACCGCACTGTTCCCGCTGGGTGAGGGCATCCTTAATATCACCGGCCTGCTGGCGTTTGCGCCAGCCGCCATTGCCGCCCTGACAGCTACCGTGCTGATCAACATTGCGGCATGGGACAACTTCAAGGGTGCCGTTGACGGCAGTGCTGAGGCCATGGCCAAGCTCCCGCCTGAGGCGCAGAAAACAGCCAAGGCCTTGCAGGGCGCGTGGACCAAAATCCAGGAGCCCGTGCAGGATTCATTCTGGCGCGGCATGGGCGACTCAATGCAGACCGCCATGGAGAAAATGCTCCCCATCATTTCCAAGGGGCTTGCCTCCTCGGCAGAGCACGTAGGCCGCTTCGGCGCTGGCGTGTTCAGGGCCTTTGAGAAAATCACCTTTGCCGGTGGTCCTCTGGAGAAGATGCTCGAAAACCTCTCAGGGTTTTTTGATAAGTCAGCAGGGGCCGCAGAGCCCTTGTTCAACGCAATCAACACCCTTGGCCTACGCGGTTCCGAGTTCCTGCCACGGTTTGGTCAGTACCTCACAGACATGGCCACCCGGTTCGATAACTGGATCACCAAAGCCGATGAGGCTGGCAAGATCACCGTCTGGATGGAACAGGGTGTGCAGTCACTCAAGGACATGTGGACGCTCGGTGGCGGCGTAGTCAAGATGTTCCAGGGCATCACTATGGCAGTGAAGGACTCAGGGTCCGGTGGCCTTGGGGCCATGGCAGATGAGTTCTCCCGCATTGGCGACATTATGAAGGCAGAGCCCTTCCAGTCACGCTTGTCCACCATCTTTGATGGTGCACGTGACGGTGCCTCAGCGTTCAACGAGGGCATCAAGGAACTAGGCCTGACACTGGGGGAGTCCTCCCTCTTTGTCGCCAACCTTCTGTCACAGCTTGGTAAGCTTGGTGGAGATTCACTAAAGACATTCTCGGTGGGGTTACGTAACCTCAACTTCCAGAGTGGGATCATGTCCGGTCTTATCGGCATGAACAACTTGGTTATCACACTCGGTACCGGGTTTGACAGCCTAGGCAACATCATTGGCAATATGTCACGTATCGCTGGTGCAGCATTCTCGTCAATCGGCCCGGTCATCAACAACATTATCAACCTGCTTGATATTGTGGTTGGTACCCTAGCCGACAACCTTGTGGCTGTGATACCAAACCTCATGGGTTTGGTGAACGGTGTCATAACGTCACTGGCTGGCCCGGTCACGATACTGGCAAACATGCTCAATGGCGTTCTCGGATTCATCAACGCCCTGCCAACCCCGCTCTCCCAAGTCATGCTGGCCCTCGCCACGTTCATGCTCTTGGGCTCCAAGATCGGCCCCATGTTCGCCGCCAAGCCCGGTAGCCTGCTTGAGAAAATCAAGTACGACTTCCAGCACGCGGAAACCGCTGGTGCCAAGTTTGGCACCGTCATGAAGGGCCTTGGCGCTGGAGCCATGGGCGCATTCGGTGGCCCCTGGGGCCTCGCAATCGGCGCTGTCACAACGGCCATCGGCATCTTTGGTGCCGCCCAGGCTGACGCCGCACAGAAGGTCAATACCCTTACTGACGCCATCCGCGCTCAGGACAAGGAAGGCCTCGCCTCCTCCATCTACAAGCAGTGGTCAGAAATTGACTCCGGCCCGATGGAGAACTTCTGGCGTGACGCTGGCTCCCTGTGGACCGCTGGAAAGAAGGCGGCTAACGAGGCCGCCAACTCAATCGGCATCGACACGCGCAAGATCACAGACGCCATTGCCGCTGGCAAGGGCAAGACCATGGCTGAGGACTTTGACCTCCTGTCAAAGGCCGGTGCACGGTTCCCTCCCACGGCTGAGCAGATCGACGCCGCTCTTGGGCGGCTCAATCTGAAAATGAGCGGCGAAGAGGTCAAGAACCATGCCGCCGACTTCGGCGTACTGGGGGAGAAGGTTGGAAGCACGTCCGACAACTTCGGCACCGCCGAGTACAAGGCCGGCCAGCTTGGTTCGGCGCTGGACAAGCTCCCGCTGGACCAGAGCAAGCAGAGGCTTGGCGATTTCAACACCGCCATGGGCATCTACAACGACAAGACGCAGACCGCCGACTCCCGCACGCGGGCCCTGAAATCGGCCCTCGATATTCTCAATGGCAAACAGCCCTCCCTTGAGGAGGCCCAGCTCAAAGTCAACGACGCAATGCGTTCGGCCGCTGGCGAGCTCTCCAACGTGAACGGCCAGATGGTCCTCACGGGTGGTGCCTTCCGTGACGCTCAGGGAAATCTCCTGAACTTCAACGGCGTAATCGACTCGACCACAGGCCAGATCAACACCGCCTCCACAGCCGGTGCCAACCTGTACCGCAACCTGAAAGACACCACTGACGGGGTGCTCGGTACGGCTACGGCCATGAAGGACGCTGGCGCTCCCGTGGAAGAAATCGCTACGTATCTCGATACCGCGCGGGACAACTACATCAAGATGGGCGTGGAGGCTGGCCTCTCGGCAGACGTTGTAGGCAAGGCCTATGACCACATGATCGGCGCCAACCCCAAGGACTTGATCACCACAATCAAGGCCCAGGGCATCGAGGA